CCCTGGATGTAGGTCATAGGATCCTCCACCCCGTTGCTGACGCGTGGATCGTGATCGCATCCCCCAGGGTGGTGTAGGTGTGCGACAGCCCGGTTCCGTCCACCGTCGGGGCGCTCGCCCCCGCCACCCAGGCGATGTAGAGCAGACACCCGCGCGCGTCCGGGACTGAAGGAAGCGTCGCCGTAAACGCCCCTCCCGTTGTGTCGAGGTACACCACCGTATCGGCGGCCTTCAGGGTCTCGGCCGCGGTCACGGTGCGCTCCGGGTAGCGGAGCACGCCTTCCGTGCGCGTCCCGTACCCCATCAGCCGGATCATGGCCCGATGGCGGCGATGCGGTTCTGGAGGACGACGATCTGCGCCTGCAAATCCGCCTTCTCGTCGAGGTTCAGCGCGGCCCGCGCCGACGCCGTGATCTCGCCCAGGCTATCCTCCATCTCGACCAGTTGGCTCTGCAACCGACCCGCAGCGGTGGCGGCGATGTCCACAGATACAGCCGCTTGGGCCGCGGCCACGGCGGTCAGGAGACGAAGATAGACGTCACGGTTGATGGCCATCGACGGTTAGGTGAGAGCCGGGGTCGAGTACCACGTTCCCCCGATGTTCAGGTAGATCTTCCGGTTCGTGCGATCGACCTGAAGGGCGACCATGTTGGCGCCGGTGAATGTCGGCACCCCGGTAGGGGCCCCAGCGCAGCTCCCCACCCCGACGTACCCTGTCGTTGCTCCGGTAGCCAAAGCCTCACCCAGTTCGACCTGGGACGACCCGGTTCCCTTGAGGAACACCCCGCCACCTCCGACCTCGATCTGGCCCGTCGTCGCTCCGGCGAGCGTGATCTTGCTCGTTGCGGTGGAGATCGTACCCGTACTTCCGCCCCCCGCCGAAAACGCAATCCCGGACCCCAGCGCCACGGACGTCGGATCGATGGTGGCAATCGTGCTCGAGTCTCCGCTGTTGCGAACCAAAAGGTTGGAGGACCCGATCAGGATCTTCGAGGACGCGGCCCCCCCGGCCAGGATGTTGGCTGTCAGGGTCGTGATTCCACTCACGGCTCCCTGGAAGACGAAGCTCCCCGAAGGGAACGTCCCGGCCGTGACGTCCGCCGCCGTGAGCGCCGTCGACGCAATCCGGTACCCCAGGCTCGTCCAGCTCGACCCGTCCGAGACGTACACCAGTCGCGTGTCCAGCGCGCACGCCAACGCCCCCGTCCGTGACGACGCCGCGGTGAAGGCCGCGAGGTTGGCGAAGGTCAGGATGTGGATCGAGTAGTCGTTGTCGTGGTTGTTGTGCTTCGTCGCCACGGCATTGTCGTTCGCCCGAACCCCAGCCGCGGTCGCGGGGGCCGCGTCCAAGGGGACGGTGAGCGTACTCTGTTGGTGCTGCCCGATGTCTGACATCTATCTCCGTCCCATGTCGTAAGCTTCAACCCCTACTCGTTCGATCTGCACGTCTCTTCCCGAGCTATCCGAGAACACCAGCTCCACCGATTCCCCACTTCCCCCGAGGGCACGGGAGTACCGGTTCGAGGACAGTTCCCCGAGCGCGTACATGGTTCCGTCGTCCCAGTTGAACCCACCCCAGACGGCCCCTCCGGACGTATCCCCATCCGGGTCGAGGGTGCGGATGTGCGTGCGGCGTGGGTAGTACGCCTGGTACTGCATGGCCGTACTGCCCCCGGTGTCCCCGATGACATGCAGCGCGTAGAACGCCTTCTCACGGAAGGGGTCCCCGCAGTACAGTCTCCGGCAGCGGACCTTGAACGTGTACGCGTCCCCTCCCGTCCCATCCGACGCCACGTCGTCGAGGTAGATGTCCGGGGTGTCGAGGCGCTTCACGTACCCGGCGCTATCCCCGCCCAGCACAATCGGGTTCGAGGAACTGTCCAGCGTCTCCCAGAGCGAGCGAACCTGGGACGTCGTCAGCCCTCCAGTCATGGGGCCCGACCACGCCTTCTGGTGGTAGTTCCACACGTAGGCCCCGACCGAGGGGATGTAGAACCACACCTCGCGCGTGCGGCGGATATGGACGGCGCAGACCTGCCCCCACTGGGCCTGATCCAGGTTGGCGAGCGTGTTCTCGATGTTGTTCGAGAGCCCCACCACTCCGGCTTCGGTGGCGGCATACAGACCGCGGCTGGTGAGGAAGAGCGCCATGTCCCCTCCGCCCTCCTGCTCCACCACGATGATCGATCCTGGGGCGATGGTACCTTCGACGGCACTCACACCCTCTGTTCCGGTCTCGATCGAGATGTCGTCCTGCGTCAGTCCGCGGAACCGGGAGATGGCGCCACGGTGGAAGATCAGGAGGCTCCCGCCCACCACCGCCAGCCCGGACGTGTACTGGCCCCCGAAGGTCCGCACCTTGGCCGCAATCCCCCCGGACCCGGTCACGCCCAGCGTGTCCCCGTTGTTCAGCGAGGACGCGTAGATGAAGTCATCCTGCCCGGTCACCCCGTACAGCCGCTGGTTGTAGACCGCGATCTGCGTGATCCCGCTGGGGACGGACCCTGGGGTGGAGACCGTGGAACCGTCTGTCTTCTTCAACCCACTCAGGGCGAAGTACAGCCGCTCCCCGGTCCCGTCCCGGAAGTGAGCGAACCGCGGGATGGCCGAGGTCGACAGCCCGGTCCCGACGCTCGTCCACGACGACACCGGGATCGCGTAGGTCGCCTTGTACAGCGTCCCGTTACAGAGCGCGTACTCCGTCGTCGACCCCGCCAACCTCCAACTGGTCCCGTACACCGGGTTCGACCCGTTCATCGGGGAGGCGTGGATCCGCTGCGTCCCGCGGCGGATGCGGACCGCGCCCTGCTCAGTGAGCGAGGCGTTCTCACACTCCAAGAACTCGTTCGGGGCCAGCTTCGTGCGGGCCGCTATCGTGTTCAGCCCTCCCCCGAACCCGTCCTGCACATCCTCGAGGACGCGCTTTCCCATCTAGCCCCCGTACTCGTACGCCGACCCTTCCGGGGCGAACTCGACCGGGCCCCCGTGCTGGCGCTGCAACTCCCCAAGAATCTCTTGGCGAAAGCGCGACGCGCGCTGGCGGAGCACCGCGGAGCCCTTATCGTCGGCTCCTGCCTTGTCGAGCATCTCGGCTCCCAACTCCAGCTCCACCACGATGTCGTACCCGCTGGGGAGGACCACCGTATCACTGCCGGTGGTTAGTTCGGTGGGGAGAGACGGGTAGTGGTTGACATAGACCGTGTGCGTGGCGGCTTCGGAGGGGAAGACGCGAATCCCATCCGCCCACGGGGCGTACCGTCGCTCGACCTGTCCCTGATCGATCCCGACCAAGGCTTCCCGCAGGTCCGTCCTCCCGTACGCGATCGCATCGCGCAGGACCCCGAGAATGCGATAGCACGTCTCGCCGGTGATCGAGAGATCGGAGCGGGTGATCAACCCTCCCGCCGAGCTGGTGGGGGTACGACGGGCCAACCGGTACTCCGGAGCCGCGTCCAGGATGTATCCCCACTCTCGCCGCACCACGACATCCGCCAACGGGAGCAACTCGGTGGTGTCGTCCCACCGGTCGGAGTCTTCGGCGTTGGCGTGCTGTCGAGCCCGGAGGAGGAGCTGGTCGCGGGTCATTTCGCCTTCTTCGGCTTCTTGGCCGGGGCCGGGGCCGGGTCAGGCAACCCGGCGTTGAGGATGCGCGGGTTCGGGTCGACGATGTCCTTGAACAGTCGACTCCCCATCACTTCGGCGACGTTCATCGCCTCTTCCATCGCGTCCTTGGAGGATGCCTTGGTGGCTTCGAGATCCTCCACATCCAACCGGTCCAGGAACCGGCGCAGATCTTCCCGGTCGGTCTGCTTCCACTGCCGAGCGACCCAGGCGGGGGCGTCCTCGAGGGACACACGCACCGGGATCCAGGCAATGATGTCGTGGTCGGCGTCCGGATCCATCTGTCCGAGCTGGATCATGACGCGCCGCTTGTCGTTCGGGGCCCACTTCTGCGTGACGGCCCACTGCGCCCCAGACGGGAGCGCGGCGAACCGCACCCCCAAACTGGGATCGATCGCCTGCATCCGCCGAACCAGATGATCCGGCGGCTGCGGGGCGCCCTTCGCGTCGTACAGCACTAGCGGAGCACGTAGAACTCGCCGTCCACGCGCACCCCAACCGGGGCGGTGTTGAAGGCGGCCGAGTTGTTGACGACCTTGTAGCGGAACTGGTCGCCCTCGTCGAAGATACGATCTGCCTCCGACGCCGTGATCGTGACGGCCGTACCCTCGTTGGCGGTGAGCGTTTCGAGATCGACCGACCCCGACATCGCCACCTCCGCATTGGCCGACGCATCGTACTTGTACACCGTCAACAGCACCGTCCCGTCCGAGTCTGCCGCCACGGTCGAACAACTGACCATGAGCTTCGAGAGGAACGAGCGAGTCGGGAAACACGGCCCGGTGTGGGTCGTGGTCGTGTTGGCGGTGATGGTCCCCTGCACGACCTCCGCCAGGATCGGGATGGTCCCGCTCCGGCGAGGGTTACGGGGAGCAAAGTGAAGGAACATTCAGAACTCCTTGGTTGTGCCCGTGCCTTGGGGGCCCCCGGATTGGAGACCCCCAAGCGTCAGGCTTACATCACGTGGTCGTACCGGTTGGTGTCGGTGTACCCGGTGATCATGCCGTGCGCGTTCCGCTGCACAACACCCAGGTTCATGTAGCACGCCCAGTTCGTCTCGAAGGCATCACGCCCCGCCACGAACCGCCACGCGCCAGCCGACTCGTACTGCACCTGTCCCCAGTCCTTGGCATCCACCCAGGTCAGGGACGGCTTGTGGATCAGGTACACCGTACCCGCGGGGCACCAGTGGTCGGAGACCATCGGAACACCGCAGATCTGGAGGGCCGAGAACCCACCCTTGAGCGTGACCTTGTCGGTCATCGTCCACTGGCGCTGCCCGAAGAACGACTCGGCAAACCGCTTGCGCAGTCCCGGGGTCGTGATCAGGAGGAACTCGCCCGGCGTGGCCTGTGCGTCCTTGCCGCTCACGCCGGCCACCCGCTGGATCAGCTCCCAGATGTCGAACTCACTGGGGGCCGCCGGGTCAATCCCGAAGTCCCCAGCCGAAGCATCCGCCCGGATGGTGTTCCAGCGCGCCTGGTTCGTGGTCGACGGGTCCAGACCCTGGAGGGCGTTGTAGCTACCCCCGCGGTTCAGGAGCTTCGTCACCCCGACCGGGTACTCACCGTACGACGTGTCCGACGTGGTCGCAGCCACCAGGATGTCGCCGGCCGCCATGCCGCTCACCGCCGTATCCAGCACGACCGTGGCGTTGTCGCTTCCCGCCGTGCTCGTCACCGAGGAGATGGTCGCCTTTCCCAGCACCGCATACGAGCTGGAGGCGTCGAGCACCGCCACGTACATCTGCGCGTCGAGCAGCATGCCACCGCGACCCGCGCCCGTAATCCCGTACGGAGCCGACACGACGATCGAGGTCGTCGAGTTGACCGTCCCGATCACCGCCTTCGTGGCCGAGCCGTCGCCGTGGACAATCTCCTGCATCCCGAGGCGCGCGGCGTCGTTCGCCTCCTCGATGATCTTCTTTCCGAGCGAAACGAACGCGGCTTCCTTCGACTGCGTGCCGTTGATCGCCAGACCATCGATCCGGCGGTTGACATACAGTCGCTTGATGCCGATATTCGCCTGCTTCTCCACCGCGGCTGCCGAGGGCGGGAAGTACCCGCTCGCCGACGCCGTCATACCCACCGGGCGGGTCAACACGACGTCGAAGTACACGCCGTTTCCGCCCCACTTCGCGTTCTTCGCGCCACCGGGTCCGGTCTTCTCGATGTTCGCCAGGAGGACGTTGGAAAGCGGGAACGCCTTCACACGCCACTTCTGGTAGAGGTTCTTCAGTACCCCTGAGATGTCGGAGTCGGTGATCAGAAGGGGATCACTTGCCATTGGTTACCTTCGTGTTCGGACGCTTCGCGCCAGGGTTACTTGAAGAGTCCGTCGATGATGTCAGCCGTCGCGTCGTCCATCGACACGATTTCCCTGGTGGACTTCGGCTTGGGCGCTCCGCCACCCTTCCCGGCCGGGCGAATCGCGCCGGCGGCGAGGGCTTTGGCTCGCTTGGTTTTCTGGGTGATCAGTCCCTGCTTGGCCTTCAGCTCCCGGGCTTCCCGCACTTCGGCGGCGCGCGTTTGCTCTCTGGCAATCCGAGGGATGACCTCTTCCCGTACGACCTTGAGGATCTCCCGGAAGGCAGACCGCGGGGGCGGCGCGTTGCGGGTGGGCTGGAAGAGACGGATTTCTCGCGTCACCCAGTCCGTGACCTCGTTCGGGTCGACATCGGGAGCAGCCTCCAGGGCCTCCTCCAGCACCCCCTGCACTTCGTCGCGAACGAAGACAGAGAAATCCTGGCGAGTCTGTAAGGCCTGACGTTCCTGTCGCTCCGCTTCCAGAGCCTGTTCAGCGCGGGTGGCCCGGGCTTCCGGCGTGTTGGCGGCGGCGAACTTTTCCTGCGTCTGCTGGAAATATTCCTCATCTGTCAAGAGACGCTTCACCGTCTCTGCCAGCTTGATCGATCGATCTTCGAGTGTCTGAAGGTCTTCCTCGAGCGCGGGGACGCGATCAGCCTGTGCCTGGAGGTCCCGGTTGTGGAACCCGTCCTTGGCCAGGCGCACGACCTTGTCGAGCGGGAGTTCGACCTCCTTCCCGTGGCGTTCAAATTTCACCATCAGGTCGGTGGGGATCTCCACCTCTTCCCCGTCTTGCGCGAGGGTGAACGGGGTGGCTAGCTTGCGTTCCGCCGGCTTCTGCTCCCCCTCCTTCTCGTCTTTCTCGTGTCCCGCTACGCCGTCTCCTTCCGCCTCTTCGCCGCCGTCTTCGTCCGCCTCCTGCTCCTGCTCTTCGTCGGGGCGTTCGTCGCTGGACTCCTCCGGATCGTCATCGATCTGCTCCGATTCCTTTTCGGGGGAGCCTGACGTCTCCAATCCCATCTCCTTCGCGAACTCGGCGTCGTCGAGGAGGGTGAAGTCCGAAGCGCGTGCCACACTGGCGTCCGTGCCCATCTCCGGGCCGGAGGCGAGTTCGTCACTCATGCTAGATTCCTGAACGGTCAAACCGTTCTGCGGCCAGGTCAGCGTCCGATTTCGCGGCAAACTCCATCACAGGGGCTGATGCGATCGATGGATCGCTCCCGAGCATGGGTTGACGGTCCGGAGGCAATCCAGAGGGGGTGGCCGTGGTCCCGGCCCCCTGGGTGTTTCCCCCGGCTTGGGGGAAGAAGGTGGGGTCTGGGGGGAGCGCCCCCATCTGCATCTGCTGGAGGTTGAACATCTCCGCCCAGCGCGCTTGGGCTTCCTGCACCACTCCTTCGTCGTACTTGTCCGCGAGGATGATGTGCTTCTGCAAGGCGTCCTGCATCACCGCCGGGTTGTCCTGCCACCGGACCGGGGGCGGGGGCTGACGATCGATGATCGCCTGCACCACGCGCATCGCGCGGGCGTGATGGTCGAGGTCCGGGGACTCGATGTTGTTCAGGAACCCGTACGGGTGCCGCTGGAGGTAGGACAGCGGGGAGATCATGCCCTTCGCCAGCAGGTCATCGAGGATGAACTGCGAGTAGGCGCGCGGCATGGGCATCATGCTTTCCGGGTCGATCTGCACATCGCAGATCCCGTCGAGATCATTCTCGGTCAGGGCCCGCCCCAGATCCGGCCGGCCATTCCCCGCCAGCGCGATCATCCGCGGTTCATCGTACCCGAACCGCATGATCTGCAACGTCAGGGTCGCCCAGCGCGTGTGCGACAGCGCAAAGGACGTGATCCCGGGCATGAAGTACTTCTCGAGCGGTTCACGCTGCGCCAGGATCGATCGGCCCGACTGGTCGGAGGAGAAGGACCCGCGGGTCTGGTCGTTCCACCCGCTGATCTGCTCAAAGGCCTGGATCGAGCGATCCAACAGCTCCTTGGCGTCCGGGGCCAGCGAGAAGGGAGGAATGGGCTGGAGGGCTTCACCCTGCTGCAATCCCCCGTTCAGCTCGAAGATGGTGGCGTTCCCAATCTTGAGCGTGTCCCGCTTGAAGACCCCACTCTTCGCGACGTACCGCCCCCCTTCGTTCATGCGGATGGACTTGACCCAGAGCGAGAGGACCTTGTTGATCCGCATCTGGTAGTCCAACCAGTCGTTCATCTTCGGGATCGGGAAGTAGGCCGGATCCTTGGTCCCGTCCGTGTAGCGCACCACCGGGACCGACCCGAAGAACAGGGGGCCCTTGTACACCAGCTTCCCCCCCACCACCTTGATCGTCATCCCTTCCGGGAGCTGCGGCGTGCGGCGGAGATAGGCGGTGTACTCGGAGACGGTGTCCTGCTGCTCGAGCAGCTCGTCCTCCCCAGGGGTCTCCAGCCCGTTCCGGAGGGCCGACGACGTGGCGGTGTACTCGTCCTTCGATCCCTTCTCTGCGTGCTCGCCCGCCTCCGGCCCATACATCGCGATCGCGCGCATCTTGGGGATGGTGCGGCGGATGATCGTCCAGATCGGCTCAGAGAGGGGGTGCGCGTCCGGGGAGACGGAGATCTGATCGATGCGCACGACTTCCCCGAACACTTCGCCCATCGGGTTGCCGGCGATCGCTTCGTCTTCCGGACCGCGGTCTGGGTCCCAGAACAGTTCGAGGAAACAGCTCCCGTCCGTTCCCACCCAATACCCCAGCTCCAGGCTCCGCTCCCGCATCGCCTGCTGGTCCCACTGGTACTCGAGGGCCATCTGCTGCGCTTCTGCCCGTACCAGGAAGTTCTGCTCCCGCTTCGTGGGGCGAGTCTTGAACCCGGGCCGCGCCTCCGTGCGGTACTGGGCGTGCAGGTCGAGCGCCGGGGCGATCACGTTATGCACCACCCGCACCTCATCCCGGGCCCGGGGCGGCTCCTTCCAGCTCCCGAACCCGACGCTCGAGATCCACTGGAACCCACGCCGTACCAGGCGATTGCGGGCGGCAATATGCAGGATCCGGCGCATCCCTGGACGGGCCGATTCCCACCGTCCCTCCACCCAGCGCAACCACGCGTCGTTCGCTTCCTTCTCGTCCGGGGGGGCGTCGGCGGCATCCGGGAAGTCGTCCCCGTAGATCGCCCGGAGCATCTCCTTCGGGTCGGGGGCGTTGGTGGCCTCCTCCTCGAGCAGGTCCGGATCTTCGATCAGTCCGACATCAGGGAGCAGCGGAAGGGTCATTCGTCACTCTCGTTCATGAGGGCCCGGACTTGCGTCCAGTCGCCAGTCTTCTCGTACAGCTCCCCGGCCCGCGCGAGGTAGGCATCCCGGGCCCATTCGTCGCTGTAGAGCGAGGCACGGAGTGTGATGTCCTCCGGGATGCGCGCGGTCGGGTGCTGCGACAGGATGGCGCGTCGCGTGGCGGCGTCCTGCTCCATCACTCCCACGACCCGATCTCCGAGACGGTACGCCAGGGCGAACCCCACCACCAAGGCCAGGGAGATGAAGATCATGGCAGGTCGAGTGAGCGGTTGGTGGAGCGCCGGCGCCGGACCGGGAGTGATGGAGCCACAGGGCTCGTGGACCCCCCGGAGCTGATGTGCCCCCCATTCGTGAGCAACCAGACAACGGCCGCGTCGACCGCTGCCCCGTTGGTGGCGGAGGCGTTCGAGGAGGGCTGGAACTCGTTGCCACCGTGCCCACTCCCCACTAGCAAGGTGTACTGCGAGTTGAACCCCGCATTCACCAGATCCTGGTGCAGCCCGTTGTCGAGCGCGTGGCCCGTTCCCCCGGACTTCGGGTTGTAGGTACACCCGTAGGGGATCTGGTCGTCGGCGGTGCCGTGCCACAGGTTGAACTTCGGGCGCTGGCCCGACGTCCCGGCCCACTGCCCAGCCCAGAACCCGGGCGAGGTTTGGTTGTACACGGCCGTCTTCGCCGTACTGAGACTCCCGCTGTCGCCGCTGATCCAGTCGAAGGAGGCGAGGGAGCACGGCAAGGCCCCCATGAGGTCTTCTTCGACCGAGCCTGCCGAGCAGGGAGCGGTGCGCCCGAACGTGATCCCGTACTGCGTGCAGAAGGGCGAGATCATCCGGGCCCTGTTGTGCCCGAACTGCCAGTACACCGCACGAATGTGCCCAATCGGGGTTGCGGCTCCGCCTACATCACTCTCCCCCCCGGTGAGGGCGGCCATCGCTGCGATGTGCGCGCCGGCGCTGATCCCGAACGCGGCCACCTTGGTGGGGTCGAGTTGGTACGTCGAGGCGTTGCTGATCACCCACTGTAGCCCAGCATGGAAGTCCTGGATCTGGGCCGGGGAGTCGGCGGTCCCGCGTTTCCGGTAGCAGATGAAGACGGTTGGGAACCCACGCAGACGCACATCCTCGAGGACGTTATCCTGCGGGTGGACGTCCAACGTCCAGTTCCATTGATTGGAAGGTGGACCAACAACGTACCCCTTCGTTCCGTCGTAACCCCCGTCCGGGTACTGGATGCGCAGGACCTGTTCCGTCGTGTTGGCCCCGTAGGCCCGGTAGTGGTTCATGTCCGACGCCCGGCCCGCCTCCAGCTCGATCGCGATGATGTTCCAGTTGGAGGTCGTGGTCGACCCCCAGGTGATCGTGCTCCCGGAGAACCCGCTGTCTCGCGCCACCACCTGCATGTCGACGGTCGGGGTGGTGTAGCCCCCGTTGTACAGCGCAGAGAACCCACTCGGCACCGTCAGCCCCGTGCCCGCGCCCGTGTTGGCGATGTAGACGGCCGCCAGGATGAGCGATCCCGACGCCACGGGGTTGTCGAAGGTGATCGAAGGGGCCGCCGCGGCCCCGGCGGTGCGCGTCGTCTTCTTGACCTGCCGGACCTTGGGGAATCCCATCACCCCGATGGCGGCTCCGACATGCCCGGTCATGGACGTTCCCGGGGCCAATGACAACGTCATCGAGCGCGCCATCGCCGTGAATCCAGCTTCGTGCGCCTGTGTCACCCGAACCCCGGTGGCGGCCCCTTCCTGTACAATCCGCGTCCACGTCGAGCTGGCGATCCCGAGGGTCTGCCCTCCGGTGATCGAGAACGTGTACCCAGTGGCATCCACGGTCGCCGACCCGGTGGAGATCAGGTAGATCCGCTCCCCGTCATTTGGGGTGAAGGATCCCGTCGTCTTGGCCCCCGTACCATCCGTACTGTCGGCGAACGACCCAAGCAATCGCGAACTGAGTGACACGACCGAAGACTCCTCTGCGCCGAAGTATCTATCCCCGAAGAACCGCTCCCCAAAGAACCGATTCCCGAACATCTAGGTGAGGTCGAGGGTGATGGCCGACCGGTTGCCAGAGGCGTCCACGGTGGCCGTGATCCGGTTCTTGCTGTCCCCGGTGTCGCGGAAGGTGACCGTCGTCGTGCCCATCCCACTGACCTTCGCCGCCAGGGCCGACATGAAGGCCCGCAGCGCCTGCCGGCCGGTGTACGATCCGTCCACCACTTCATCCCAGATTTCGTCGATCGCATCCGCCGCCAAGGCGTCCGCGTCGATGGCCCCGGTGGCGATAGCCGCGGCCGTGATCGCGCCGGCGGCGAACGTTCCGGAGGTGATGGCATTATCCGCCAGCGCATCCGCGTCGATCGCGTCCGTGGCGATGGCCGTGGCGTCGATGGCCCCTGCGGCGAACGTGGCCGCATCGATCGCCCCGTCCTGGATGGCGGCGGCCGTCACCGAGTCATTGGCCATGCTCACCACCCGCGCCCCGATCTGGGCCGTGGTGGTCGAGACCGACGCTCCGGCGACATGCGTCATGTTGACTTCCGGACGCCCGCCTGAGAACGTCCCCGACGTTCCCCCGAACTGCGTGACGTTCACGGCCGGGAGGTAGGAGCTGGAGACTGGAGGGGACCCGAAGACCTTGTAGGTGATCGTCCCGCTGGGCGTGACGGTCCACGTATCCACCGTGGCCGTGTCCGTGGACGTGACGTAGTCGGTGATGGCGCGGAACTGCCAGTACCCCTGCGTCGATCCATACACCGCCAGTACGGCCCCAATCGGGGCGTCGTCGGCTCCGATGGGGGTGGCGGCGCGCAAGACAACAGTCGTTGCCGTCGCGCTCTGCGCCGTTCCCTGGTCGATGATCCCCACCCACGGGACCGGGCCGGCGGTATCATCGAAGGCGGTCTCGAGGTTGTCCGCGGCCGTGCTATCCCCGCTCACCTGCACCGCATTCACCGGGCGGTAGGAAAGCTCGACCGCACATCCCACGACCACCATCCCCGTCGCGACCCCATGCACCAACACAAACGGGACCCCGGACGCGAAGGCGGCATCAGGAGGATCGAAGCGGTAGTACCCGCTCCCGATGTGCTTCAACCCGCCGTCGCTGTGCGCGTCGGAGAGGTTGGTGAGGTCGACTTCGGTGATGGGGGTGCTGGCACTGCCAGGCCTCCAATACTCCAGCGCCAACCCGGCGGTGCCGGTGGTGACCCCAGTCTCCGGGGTGCCATCCGTGCTATCCAGAATGCGGAGGATGACGCTGTTGTCGACGGAATCCGGAGCGATGTTGGTGCGAATGATCATGACACTACCCGATCAGAAGTTGCTTGAGGAGCGCGCCGCCGCCGCCCCCGCTATCAAGAAAGAGTTCGACGGCGATCCAGGTGTTGGTGCTATTTCCACCCGCGGTGGTGGCGTTGCGCGATCCGGTCGCGCCGGCCGTGGGGCGACTCTCGTCGCAGACAGTCACGCCCATCCCGATCGCAGTGGTGGTCGAATTGGCCTCGCCGCGCTTGGTGGTGGACGCGTGTGCGGTGACCGGGATGCGGGTCGGGGAGGCGCTTTCGTTCACGGCGTACGCATAGACCACGATCGAGTCTGCAACCGTGGTCGTGACCCCGTCGTTGGTGAGCGTCGTGTCGAGCGTACTCTCGGCCCCGCTGGCGGTGGCTCCACCCGTGGTGCGATCGTCGTAGGCCAGGATCACCCCGGCCCACGCGCCGCCGGCACTATTGGTCCAGGTGTACGACGCAGGCTCCGAGGCCGTCGCGATCTTGACCCAGCACTGGAGGTTGTGCGAGGGGCCCGTCTCCTGGTTGTTGCTCACCAGGTTGACCCACCCACTCGGCCCGACTTGCGCCCCACGGGACGACTCGCGTCCACATTCCGTGAACGCCAGCAACAGATCCCCATCCACCACGCCAGACGGCTTGTTCATCGTGAACGACGACGTGCCCGCCGACGTCCCGGTCGAGGTCGAGGAACGGAAGCCCATCAGCTATTCACCCCCGAGATACGCGAGGCGAAGTGATCCCAGTCCGAGATCCCCTTCGTCCACCCGTCGCTGGCCAGTCGCGTGCTCCACCCCGTCTTCGGACGGAAGACCCCGGCGGTGATGTCGGCGGCCTCGTAGAAGTCCGTCCATGCCGCGCCGTACTCATTCCCGGCCGGGTATCCGGTGGGTGTGCCGGCGACTCCGCGCATGAACGCGTTCCCGGACATGGTCCACACCGTACACACCGCATCGAGCGCGGCCTGCCCGCTGGGACCCCCGCCGCGGCTGATCCCCCCGTTCACGCCCCACTCGCCCCACGCACAGATATTGTCGTTCCAGTCCAGGCGGTCGATCGGGATCGAAGGCGTGGTCATGTTGTTGTTGAACAAGATGACCTTCCCGTCCGTCAGACTCCCTGCGGCGTACACCGTGTTGTGGTGCCAGTACACCCGCCCGAAGGCGTCCGACTGCTGGTAGATGCGCGGGCTCCCGAAGGGGATCCCGTTCCAGTCCGTGAACAGGTTGTCCACGACATGCACCTCGCGGCAGTACAGCCCCGGGATGGCCGACGCGTCGTTGTTCCCGGAGAAGCCCAGTGGGCCGAGGGCCACCTGGAAGTCCTTGACCCAGTTCCCTCGGAAGAGGACGTGCCCTGATTCGGGGTCGAACCCCGGGGAGCCGTACGACTCGTTCTTGGGTACCCAGGCCGTCCCGAACTGCCCACCCCCCGACACGTCGTACGACCACTCGAAGACATTGTCCTCGACCACAAAGAACTTCCCGTTCTTGAACTCGAAGAGGTTCTTCGTGGTGACGTCCCCGACCGCTCCGCTGGGCTGGGCAAGAGCCATGCTGTCGTAATAAGCCTTGCTCTTCCGACACCAGTTGCGCCGCACGACGATGTTCTCGACATTGCGCCCGATCTGGTTGCCGACCCCACCGGTCATGATGTTTTCCCCGGTCGAATCCCCGTAGTTGTTCTCGACGAGGATGCTCCCGGTCGTGTTCCCGATCAGGATGCCCGTGACATCAGCCCAGGACCATCGCTTCTGGTTGATCTGGGTGTTGGTGGGGGGGTTGCAGAACTGCGGCTCGCCGGCGAAGTCAGCGAGGCGATCCCGGTTGAAGGAGAACAGATTCCCAATCCAGCATCCGACCACGGCGCTGTCGCGGCACGCCAGCGAGAGCCCGCCCTTCATCTGCGTGGTTCCCCCGTCGATCACGCAGCGGTCGAAGATGATGCGCGACGGTTCCCTGGTCTGGGCGTTCTGCCCTGACCCGAACTGCCCGATCATCAGGAAGTACCCGCTTACCCGGGACTCGGAGGGATGCGGACGGAACCGGATCCCGATGAATCGATACCCGGCCACGCGATCCGAGAAGACCGAGTTGGTCTCTCCGCAATCAAACATGGCGCGACCCCCCTTCGGGATCCCGCCCAGGCAGGTCCCCGGGAATGGGAGCGTCCCATCCCAGATCAGCTCGCGCGTCAGCGTGGCCAGGCCCGCTTCGTTCTGCCCAACCCGCTGTCCATGCACCTTCCCGAACGTCCCGTTCCATACCGCCAGCGAGACGATGTCACAGCGCGAGGTGGTGTTCTGTCGCGGGGGGAGGCTGCGCGTGACGGAGACCTCGAAGTCACTGGCGATCACGATCGCGTCATGCGTCGTCGTTCCCGCGACCGCAGACAGGGCGGTGTTGAACTCCCCGTTCGTGGTGACGAAGTGGACCTGTCCGCCTTGCGAGGGCCCACCCAGCGGGTAATCGATCACGATCCCGTTCGGGTTGCCCTGCGTCCGCCCGATGTCGCGATTCTCCGTGATCCCCACCCCTAACTGTAGCGTGCTCCCGAACGTCGGGCGCGGGAAGGTGATGACTTGCGGAGCGAACGCGCGACGCCGCGTGGCGGAGAAGTTGCGCATTACGTGATGGGGCGCACGTAGACGACCGGTGGGCCTCCTGACGGAGAAGAGGTCGCCACGTTCACCACGAGCGCATCCCCATCCGTGACGATGTCGTACGCCGTCATATCCACCAGGGCATCGTCGGCCGCGGTGGCGGTGGTGGCGTTGCGCGGGTACATGACCGTGGTCAACGCCGCCCCGATGGCAAACGAGAGGTCCGCGACCTTCACCCCGCGTGGGATGAGGCGGCACTTGACGGTGTATCCCGTGGCGCCATTCATGTCGACGAACACGCGGTGCCGGGACCCGCGCGACTGCGGGACCCCCACGGGTCCCCCGATCACGATGTTGTCGGAGGCGTCCGACGACAGGGTGATGATGTGCTCCCCCGAGGGGTGCTGCACGACGGTGGCCGGCATCTACTTCTTCCCCTTCTTCTTCAAGGGGAACGGGCGCTTCGTCTTCCCCTCTTCCTTCCGTTCCATCGCTGGCGATTCCTTCGCCTCATGCCCGCACTTTGCACACTTCATCCCCACCCCTCCCATTCCTCGTCAGGTGTCGCGATTCTCGACAGTTCGTCAACGTCAATATACCCGCTTCTGTCAAGGGCTTGATGCTCCGGCTGCGGGGCGAACCCCGGCTCCGGGGGAGCGAACTCCCGGTTCGGGTCCATCCCCCGCTCCTCCCAGTACTCGCGCGTCACCCCGCGGAGCGGTTCGGAGGGCGCGGGGATCTTGGTCGCCGCGAGATACCGGAGGGCGTCGTACGGGTCGTCGCCTCCCTTCCCGTACAGCGGGTCCGCGTCCGTCTTGAGGACGTCCTCGTGGTGCAGCTCGTCGAACACCCGGGTCAACAGACACTGCCAGAGGATCTCATTCCCTTCGGTCGGGCGGAACCGGAGGTAGGGCTTCCCCGTCACCGGGTTGGGGGAGCGGACCGACAACCCGCGCCGCAGGGCCTGGGCTCCCCCGATCCGGTCCTGGTAGGCCCGGAAGAGGTGGATGTCGAAGGTCCCGCGGAAGACGTCATCCACCGAGGGCAGTTCCCCGTCATGCGCCTTGCGCTTCTGGAAGGAATACCCGTCCGCGTAGCATTCCCCCAGTGCCCGCTTCGAGATCCCGCGGATCATCCGCTGGGCGATCTCGGCGTCGAGGAGCTTGTGCCCGTGGACGCTGTCCACCACCACGATCGAGCCGGTGTCGTCCTTCACCCCGTGACACGCCGAGAACGGGTGCTGGAACCCCCAGTCGAAGCTGCTCCACTCCTGGTGCCACGACTTGATCTCGAACTTCGCGTTCTCTTCGTCGGAGAGGAAGTGGACGGAGCGGTCGAGTTCCTCGAACGCCATCCCACTCACCGCGTCCCAGTCGCCCAACACGAATCGTTTGTACTCGTGGGCGGGGAGTTCCTCGAGCGAATCGAGGTAGGCCTGCGTCAGGAAGGGGTTGTCCTTCGCGTACGCCTGCATGAAGTAGAACGGGGGGACCAGGCGCCCCTGCTTCCACGGCTCGTAGAAGATCTGCCGCACCCACCCCGCGGACGGGTTGACGGTCAGGAGGATCAACGGCGGGGGTTGCTCCACGATCTGGCCGGCCTTCTTCACCGGGACGATCCAGGCGCCGGCACGCTCGATGGCCTTGTTCCACCCCTTCTGCGACAGCTCGGAAGCTTCCTCGAGGAGGAACCCGTTCACCTCGAGCCCCTTCCACCGCTCCAGGTCCGGGTCCTGCTTCAACCCCTCCGGGAAGAAGATGATCTCGCTCCCGTTACTGCACGTCACCGTCCAGGTCGACTGGTTCATGGGACCGCAGAACCCGTCCGGCTTGAGCTTCATGAACGACGGGATCGTGTTCCGTCGCAGGGTCGGGAGGTCTTTGCGGACGATCGCCCAGCGCGACCCGGGGTACTTCTTCGCCAGCAAGATGATGGCGGCCAGGCCGACGAAGCTCTTCCCGCCGCGGATGGCGCCCCCGTACATCAGGTACTTGTACCGCCCGCTGAAGACGGCTTCGAGGTACTTCTGCTGCTTCTCGAACGCGTCGAAAAGGATCAACGGCGCCCCACGCGCTGGGCCGCGATCGCATCACAGAGGCGTTCGGTCACCTCCGGGGGTGGCTCGATGTCGGCGTCGGTGAGGGCGATGTGACACGCCTCATGCTCGAGCACGGCCCTGGCGTAGTCGTCCGGGAGGCCGGCGCGCAGACGCACCCGTCGCTCGAGAGGGAAGAACGCCCCGTACACCGGTTCGCCATCCACTTCCAGGTTCGGGACGCACTCGACCGGGACGGGGCCATACACGGACGACACCGACCGTGCCACACACCCCATCGAGGGCGATGCGGCCCCCACCCCACCCGTCATCCCCACCAGCAACAGCCCCACCCATCCCCAACGCCGCATCACGCCTCCATGGAAAACGAAGTGGCCCCCGCCGCGGAGGCAAGGGGCCACGTTGCTCGTCGTTTGTGGAGGGCTGCCCGGCGACGATGCCGACTCCGTTTTTCTGCCAAGATCGCCCGGTATCGGGTCCCCTGACGCCCCTATCCACCGAGGGGGGACTTCAACCCCCAACCTCCGCTTTCACTCCAGTGCGGACTCTACCCTGAGACCCGACTCAGCGGGCGGGCTGCATTGAGTTACTCGGTGGATGCTTCCTTCAAGGTACGTGCCTTGTCAACCTTGCGCTGCTCGACGTCGCGTTCGATGCTCTCTTTCGTGGCCAGCGTGACCCCGATCAGGGCCGCCGTGCCGACTGCGAGATCGCGCAGCTTCTTGAAGAATCGATTCATGAGACAAGCGGAAAGGGGTGGATGTATCCCATCGTCCAGAGCTTCTCCGCGGAACGCGGGATGTGCGCGGGTCGGATCTTGCGGTAGATGCCGCCGCCCTCGCGCTCCGCGGCTTCTCCGACCTTCTTCGCATCGGAGGACGTGTTGCCCTCGATCGTCGAGATCGAACCATCGTCCCGGAGTCGACAGACGATCCCCGCGTGCCCCAGCACGGTGTTCCCCTTCCGCAGCAACATCACGGCCCCCACCACCGGGTCCGGGTGCAGGAGCCCCAGCTTGCGGAACGCTTCCGCTGTGCGGTAGACCGAGGGGTTCATCAGGGCCAGGACCTTCTCCGGGGCGCCGGCTGTTCGCCAGACCCCCTCCGCGAACGCCGCGCAGTACGGCCATCCCGGCTGCCACCCCGCCGCCCCCAGCATCCGGATCAGGACGTCATCATCCTTCGACGTCAACCCCGGGAGTCGCGGGTTGTCCCACCGGCGATTGTTCTCCACCTCCACCAGCCCCGCGAACTGCTCGGCCACCTCCACCACCCGCATCGCCGGCGTCACGTCCATCAGCCACCCCCCAGTTCGTGCTCGATCTCAGCCAGGTTCATCGCGAAGTACAACACCGCTTCGTCCGGGAAGAAGAGCAGTTCCCGCGTCCCCTGTTGCCCTGGGAGGGACTCCCCGACCCGAATCTCCCTCGCGAAGTCCCCGGTCTCGAGGAGCGCCTCGACTGTCGCGAGATGATCCGAGATCCGGGTGTGCTGCTCCTGAATGAAGGCGCGGTACTGGGGATTGCACTGCGCGCAGTCCTGCCATCCGTCCTGGAGCATCATATCAAACCCGGGCTTGAACTTCTCGTCCGGATCGACCACCCACCGCCCGTGCTCACACACCCGGCGCATATACCCCCGCCCGCCCGTCTTGCTCTTCACCCACACCTGCTTCCAGGCACGGTAAGGGTGCGAGGAGCGACGATGGATGGGGCACGCGAGCTGCGTGGCGCAGCGGGTGGGGCTGTGGACGTTCACCAACGGATCCGTGGGGTTGTGCTCGAGCAGCCCGTACACCCGATCGCTGCACGCCAGGCGTTCCTGGGCACGGGCACAGACGAACGCGCTCATGATGTCGGCACTGGCTTCATCAAGTGTGCGGGGTAGCGTGGTCCATGTGGCCGAACCCCCGCGACGATTCAGCGGGAAGGTGAAGGTCCTCATGAGACCGGCGGGGCGATGGGATCACCCAGGAGCTTCAACCCGCCCTTCTCCGCCCGCACGTCCTCGCTCGGGGGCGCCGGCGCCTGAAGGGCCGCGAGTCGCTCGGACATGGCCTGGTACTCGGCCTGGAGCTGGAAGAAGGCGAACTCCCGATGAACCAGCTCCAGGAATCGACCTTCCGTGATGGTTACTGCCTTCTTCAGATCAACCATACCACCTCATGGGGAGGGAAAGGGAAGAGCTACCGGGGAGACTCGAACTCCCATGACCAGCTTGGAAG